ATGGTTGCGGGAATGCCTGCGATTGCTATGGCGCTTCAGAAGCACATCATGGAGCACGTGAAGATCGCAGCCCGGGAGCGGGCGGCGGTGCAGTTTATTCAGTCTAGGCAGGCGTCTGGCGGTGAGGCGGCGACAGAAGAAGAAATGTTGCAGATAGAGGGCCTAACGGCGCAGTTCATTGCTGAAGGCATGCAGATGGTCAAACAGATGTCTCAGCAGGTATCTGGTCAGGGACCCGACCCGTTAGTCAAGCTCAAGGAACAGGAGCTCCAGATACGAGCACAGTCCGAGCAGGCCGATGCACAGGTGGATCAGGCCAAGTTGCAGCTTGACGCGCAGAACCAGCAGACACGGGCAGAGCAGTTCCAGCAGCGGTTGGCTAGCCAAGAGCGGCAGACCGCAGCGCGTATTGATGCCGCAAGGGAGCGGGAGTTGTTAAAAACCAGAGGAAATTAATTACTTTAGACTACGGGAAAATGAATGGATCCAGTAACAGCGATGGCGACTGCTTCGGCAGCGTTTGGGGCACTTAAAAAAGGTTTTGCAATAGGACGGGACATTGAGTCGATGGCTTCAGACTTGTCTCGGTGGATGGGTGCGCTTTCGGACCTAGACCAAATGGAGAAAGAGGCCAAGAACCCTCCAATATTTAAAAAGTTGTTTAGTGGTCAAAGCGTTGAGCAAGAGGCCATAACGACCTTTGCTAACAAGCAGAAGGCGCAGCAGCAGCGGTACGAGCTCCAGCAGTGGATTGGCCTGACTATGGGTAGGTCAAAGTGGGAAGAGCTAGTTCGTATGGAAGGTCAGATCCGGAAACGCAGACAAGAAACACTGTATAAACAACGCGAACGGCGTCAAAAGTTTATAGAGATTGTAGCTTGGATCGTAATGATTAGTTTAGGCGCGGCTGCTCTTACGTTCTTCGTAATGTTCTTAAAGGGTAAGACAGCAAACGCGGCGGATCAAATGACCATCTGCCGTAAGGTGAAGTGCGAGAAGATGGGCAAACGCCAGTTGGTTTGTGTTTTTCGAGGGCAGAACAACACGATTGAGTCTCAGATCTTTGAATATCTTGAGTTTATTCCAAACGAGTACCAGTGCAAGTACGACCCAAATGCCAAGAAAGAAATGACCGTACAGGAGACGCTTAAAGCTGTCCGGGAGAGTCAGAAATGAGCAAGAAGTTCCAAGAAGACACCGAATACGCCAAATATGACCTCGACGGGGACGGAGAGATAACTGACGAGGAACTAGAACACGCCAAGGAAATACGAGAGACCGAGCGTGATTTGCGGAAAAGTCTGGCTCAACTGCGGATGGCGCGGTTTACTTTAATTGGCATGGGGGTGTTCACCGCCGCTATGTTTACGCCTTGGATTTCGGTAGAACGCATTGAAGCTCTGAGTGAAATCAGCAGCTTATTCTATATTTCGGGCGCGGGAATAGTCGGAGCGTATATGGGCACCACAGCTTGGATGGCCCGGAAGTGATTGATGCGTTTCTCTTGCTGGTTTATCTCGGCACAGGAGATTTTCGCAAGCTAGAGTCCGGCAATATGTATTTTTATTCTATTACAGAGTGCAATTATTTTGCGGGGCAGGTTTCTAAAAGGTATGGAAACTACGGGTATTCGCAATATATTGACCCAAAGGACCGAGTGACGGCATACTGTGTCCCGCGTCAAGTAGATCCTGAAACAATAAAGGTGTACTAACATGTTGCAGGCACTCATAGGACCAGTCTCTGGCCTACTGGGCTCGTGGATGGACTCAAAAACAGAAGAACAGCGCGGTAAATCGGCTGTTGCGAAGGCCAAAGCAGAGGCTGAAGCGAAGGTCATGGTTTCTGCTGCTACGTCCACGGCTGACTGGGAAAAGTTAATGGCAAAAGGTAGTCAATCGTCTTAGAAGGACGAGTAGCTAACAATTTTGTTTTCGATCCCCTTAATTTTAGCCTTTGCTGGAGAGTGGGGTAGAACCATTGTTGCAGAAGGATTTGCAGCTTTAGAGGTAATGCCGGACTGGTATCAATATACGTTGGGCGTCATTGTAGCAGCTAGTTTCGGTGTTAGATCAGCGACAAAGTTCTTTGGAAAGAAATAGTTATGAACAAAGATAAGTTACGCGAAGAGATAGCCGAGGACGAAGGGTGTAAATTTGAAATTTACTTAGATCACCTTGGCCTGCCTACATACGGGATTGGACATCTCGTGGTAGAAGGGGATCCAGAGTACGGTCAGCCCGTTGGTACGTCGGTAGATGAAGAGCGTGTTCGTCAGGTGTTCAACTTAGACATTGCAGTGACCATTGAAGATTGCAAAATCTTGTTTGATGGGTTCGATGATTACCCCGAGGAGTGCCAGCACATATTAGCAAATATGATGTTTAACATGGGACGACCGCGTCTTTCCAAATTTGTTGGTATGAAATCGGGTATTTACGCAAAAGACTGGAACCGTGCCGCTGACGAAATGGTGGACAGTCGTTGGTACGATCAGGTTACCAATCGCGCCAAGCGTTTAGTGGCTCGTATGAGAGCTTTGTCCGAAGCTGAATAGCTTGTGATATCTCCGCGGTGTGTTATAAGAACACCTAAGACTTAATGCGGAGATATCAGATTGGATGAGGTTTACTTTGCGGAAGCCGTTTTCCGCATAATAAAAGAACGGCGGCAAGCAGTATATGACTTGTTGATTTATGACAATGTCAGCAGCATAGAGCAATATCGTGAGCTCATGGGCAATTTAAGATCCCTAGATCACGTGGAACAGGAACTCAAGAGCCTGCTAGATAAACAGGAGCGCAGTAATGACTGAAAGCGTTGATTTAAGTGCCGCATCAGAGGGAGTCGCTAACCTCGCAGAGGCTTACAAAGAGCCTACAGATAGGGTGCTAGACCCCGAAGCTATTGGGGGTTCTCTCCTAGAAAGAATGCCGACACCCACGGGGTGGCGTATTCTTGTTCTTCCATATCGCGGAAAAGGTAAGACGGACGGTGGTATCTACCTTCCTGAAGCGGTGGTTCAAGAACAAACGGTTTCAACACAAGTCGGATATGTCCTCAAAGTAGGCGACTTAGCCTTTTTGGACAGTGAAAAGTTTCCTACGGGCCCTTGGTGCGCGGAGGGTGATTGGGTGATGTTTGCGCGTTACTCGGGCTCTCGCTTCAAGATAGACGGCGGGGAAGTCAGGATCCTCAATGACGACGAGGTTTTGGCAAAGATTTTGGAACCAGAAGACATTCTTCATTTCTAGGAGCAAGTAATGGCTGAAGCAGAAAAAGAGCAGATTGAATTGGACTTGGACGACGCGCAAGAAACCGAAGTGGATCTTGTCGAGAAGCCCATTGAAGATAACGCGGTTGAGGTTAGCGACGATCAGTTTGACAAGGCGGAAAGTAATACGCAGAAGCGTATTGACCGCTTGACCAAAAAGATGCGTGAGGCAGAACGCCGGGAGGAAGAGGCGCTTCGGTATGCACAAAATGTGAAAACCGAGGCAGATCAACTCAAGGAGCGTATGAACACTCTCGACACTAATTATGTCAATGAATATACCAACCGGGTTACCACTCAGATGGGGACAGCGGAGCAAGAGCTAGCAAGAGCCATTGAGGTTGGAGACACAAACGGCGTTGTAGAAGCGCAGCGCAAGATGACATCGTTAGCTATTGAGAATGATCGTGCCCAGCAAGCTAAGATCCAGCAGGAGCGTTACGCTCAGCAAGTTCAAGCTCAACACCAAGCTCAAGTTCAACAGCCCATGCCGCAGCAACAGCCGCGCCGTCCGGACCCAAAAGCCGAAGACTGGGCTTCAAGAAACGAATGGTTTGGATCAGACGAAGCCATGACTTATGCCGCGTTTGGTGTGCACAAGAAGTTGGTGGAGAATGAAGGGTTTGACCCTCAGTCGGAAGACTACTATAGTGAACTTGACAAGCGTATGCAGGAAGAGTTTCCTCATAAGCTTAAAAACGGTGGAAGCAGACGGCCCGCTCAGACAGTCGCTTCCGTATCCCGCACATCATCTGGGCGCAGTAGTGGGAAAAAGGTTAGACTCACCCCTAGCCAAGTTGCGATAGCAAAGAAATTGGGTGTGCCGCTTGAAGAGTACGCGAAATACGTGAAGGAGTAAGTTAGATGGCTGAAGAACAGAATGAAATGTTTGAAGGTACTGTAAAACGTACTTCCCGCGCAAACCAAACTAGGGAGAAGACGGCGCAGCGTAAGCCGTGGGCTCCCCCGTCTATGTTGGATGCACCACCTGCACCGGATGGTTTTAAGCATCGTTGGATCAGGGCTGAGACCCGTGGTTTTGATGATACTAAAAACATCAGCGCAAAATTGCGCGAAGGTTATGAGCTTGTTCGTAGGGACGAGTACCCAGACTTTGAGGCCCCGGTAGTTGACTCAGGTAAATACGAAGGTGTGTTTGGAGTAGGTGGACTTATTCTTGCTCGGATACCGGATGAGACGATTGCTGAAAGGACGGAGTATTTCAAAAGTAGAAACTCTGATCAGATGCAGGCAGTTGACTCCGACATGATGCGCGAGAATGCACATTCGACTATGACGATTTCTAAAGCAGATCGTCAATCTCGTGTAACCTTTGGTGGCCCACAGAAGTAAGGGCACCATTTTTTAATAGGAGAGCCTTATGGCGAATACACTTACAGGTGGGTTTGGCCTTCGTCCTATTGGTAAAGTGGGTGGCAATGTCAACAACAACTCAACAACGATGTATGAGATTGCCAACAACTACACTACTGCTATCTACAACGGGGGCATTGTTGTGCCCGCAAGTACAGGAACAATCATCATCTCCGATCAGGCGATTGCTCCTCTAGGCGTTCTAGGTGGTGTTGAGTATGTAGACTCAGTTACTGGTAAGACGACACACCTTAATTATTGGCCCGGATCAAATGCCGTGAGCGTTAACACCAGCTTCCCGGTGAAAGCGTATGTGTATGATGATCCGATGCAGTTGTTTGTTGTTGCAGCAGACGGGACAAACACCGACCGGGCAACCGCGTTGGCAGATGTTTTTGCTAACTGTGACATGGCAAGTGTTAACAACGGTAGCACTAATACTGGTAAATCAAGTGACATGCTTGATATCAGCACCGCGGCTACCACAAACACACTAGATGTTCGTATTGTCGGCCTCTATGAGGACGAAGGTAATACGGATTATTCTGCTGTCGGTCATCAGTACGTCGTCCGTTTGAACGGTCACTTTAACACAGGTGGAACTATTGCAGTTGGCACCTACGCAACAACCGGTATATAGGAGGCGGCTAGAAAATGGCTATTTCAAGAGCACAACTAGCTAAAGAGCTAGAACCCGGTCTAAATGCACTGTTCGGACTAGAGTACGACCGTTACGAGAACGAACACGCGGAGATCTTTGACGAAGAGTCTTCAGACCGTTCATTTGAAGAAGAAGTGATGTTGGGGGGTTTCTCAACGGCACCGACTAAAGAAGAAGGCGCAGCCATCTCTTTTGACGATGCTCAAGAGACATTCACCGCACGGTACACACATGAGACTATTGCCTTGGCATTTTCGATTACAGAAGAAGCCATTGAAGATAATCTCTACGACCGTCTTGCATCACGCTACACCAAGGCTCTGGCCCGCTCTATGGCCCAGACCAAGCAGATTAAAGCAGCGTCTATTTTGAACAATGCGTTCAGCACAGGCTCTTCTGCAATCGGTGATGGTGCAGCACTTTGCTCTTCTTCTCACCCATCGTTGTCTGGCAACCAACGCAACCTTCTTTCAACAGCCGCTGATTTGAACGAAACTTCGCTTGAGCAGATGTTGATTGATATTGCTGGTTTGACAGATGAGCGTGGCCTGAAGATTGCTGTTCGTGGAATGAAGCTTATCATTCCTAAAGAACTGCAATTCATTGCAGAGCGTGTGATCAACTCCAACCTGCGTTCAGCAACGGCTGATAACGACGCAAATGCTATCAAGAACATGGGTATGCTGCCCGATGGTGCAGTAGTTAACCACTTCTTGACGGACACAGATGCGTTCTTCATCAAGACCGATGCACCTAACGGTTTCAAGCACTTCAACCGTTCCCCAATCAAGACTGCTATGGAAGGTGACTTTGACACCGGCAATATGCGGTTTAAGGCCCGTGAGCGTTACAGCTTCGGCGTCTCCGATTGGCGTTCAGTGTTTGGCACACCGGGCGCAGCATAAAATACCTTCTCCAAGGGTGCGAAAAGGGCGGCTTCACAGTCGCCCTTTTTTGTTGTATAGTTTTTTAATTCCTGACAGTCGCATTGGGTGACTGACACTAGCCACGACAGGAGATGTACATGGCTACAACAACTTTTACCGGT